GCCCAAGCTGCTGCTGACGCGCAGGCTAAAGCTGCTGCAGACCAGGCCAAGGCAGATGCAAAGCTAGCCGCACAGGCTAAGTTGCAGTCGCTTGGCTTGACTGGCGAAGAAGTAGCTGCGCTACTTCCCTAAATAATACAAGCTTTACAGCCCCCGCAAGGGGGCTTTTTTATTGGAAACTATTTAAGGAGTAAGTGTGGCTATTGGTGATGACGGCTTCCGACATATAGCAGAACGTCCCGTTGACCCTGTTGGTCAACCCGCCAACTCAGGTAACACTTACCAGAATACTTCTAACCAGTATGACGTAGCGGTTGCCGGCGTTCCATTCTTTCTTGGACCCAACAAGGAGAATCCATATAAGCGCGAAACTGCACAGTATCGCAAGCAACAGATTGACCAGCAGAAGGAACCAGGCGAGCAGACACTCACCGGTTGGTGGCTTCGCAGCCAGTCTAGCTTTGACTATGGCGCAGGTATTCGTTACGAAGAACCAGTTGAAGGCGCAACCGTAGGGCAGCGCTTTAACAAATCTGCTGGTGTGGAAGTCTTTAACGTTGGCAAGGTAACGCTATTGCCAGATGTGACATCTGTACACTCTGTTACCAATACTCCCAAAATGGTAGGCGGCATTGATGCCAACGGAGTTAACCTTGTTATTTGGGCAGATGGAGCTAATCTCTATCGCACAACCGCAGCTGGTACAACAACCACATTGACATGGGGCGGTTCAGGTACCATCCTCGCTGTCGCTCAAGATGGACAGAATTACTACGCAGCTAATGCCACAGGTATTTACAAAGGCCCATTGACTGGCGCTACTAGCGGTGCATCTATCTTTACACACCCATCAGCTGTAGGTACTGTTACTAACGTAGCCCTTGGCTGGGCCAAGCAGCGCCTTATTGCTGGCGTTAACAACTACCTCTTTGAAGTACAGCCCATCACATCCTTTAGTGTAACCACTAGCAAGGTAGATGGTTCATACAACGCAACGCTGACTACCTCAGCGGCACATAACTTTGCAGTCGGCTCACTAATTACTGTGGCATCCGTTGGCTCCCCTTACAACGGAACATGGTCAGTTACTGCTGTGCCTAACAGTACTACCGTTACCTTCTTTGTTAACAATGCCGCTGTTGGACAGGCATCTGCTTCAGGTACTGTCACCCTGTCGAGCAATAATAACTTGCCTATCTATGCCCACCCAGATACCAACTGGATATGGACAGGCGTATGCGATGGCCCTAACGCTATCTATGCATCAGGCTATGCCGGTGATTCTTCTACCGTCTTCCGTCTTATCCTTGATACTAGCGGCGCTGTGCCACTATTAACTAAGGCTGTGACTGCAGCTGATATGCCTAAGGGCGAAGTCATCTACGCACTTGGCTCCTACATCGGCAAGTACATGGTGTTTGGTACCAGCAAGGGTGTGCGCGTAGGACAGATTGACACCTCTGGCTACCTATCATCTGGCTTCATTACTTATGGTCCGTTGACTGTCATTACCAATGGCTACGACCCCGCCAGTGGTACAGTCCTCAACGGCGCAGCATGCAAGTCAGTCACCTTTAATGACCGCTACGCCTACTGCACAGTCACTGGCTACATTGACCCAGATGGCACTGGTACAACCTTCCACTCAGGCTTGGTGAAGATTGACTTGAGCAAGGAAATTGCTCCTAACCAAATGGCTTACGCTACCCACCTGCAAGTACCGAACAGCCTTGAGGCTGCCGGTGTATGTGTCGTTGGTGCTACAGGCAAGCTTGCCATTGGTGTAACAGGTGACAACCTGTACTTCCAAGCTAACACTCTTATTTCTAGCGGCTACCTGCAAACTGGACAGATTCGTTACTTTACTCTTGAAGACAAGCACTTCGAGTTGGTCAAGCTGCGCCAGACACTTCCCCTTATTGGAAAGCTTGGCCTAGCTGCTGTAGATGCTAATGGCTCTACTACTCAAATCATTACTGTCGATAACAACTTCGACTTCACCCAGGACATCACTGGCCTTGACCAGTACGACTTGGCACCTAAGGAATCCCTTGGCTTGCGCTTCACTCTGTTTGCCGCATCCGGTCAGGCAGTAGGCAACGAGGATTCATTCAACGGCTACCAGCTGAAGGCTCTGCCTGCTGTGCGCCGTCAGCGCATCATCACTTTGCCACTCATGTGCTACGACTTTGAAGGTGATAGATACAACATGAGCATTGGTTACGAAGGCCGTGCTGCTGAGCGCGTTCAATCATTGGAAGACATTGAGTCCAATGGTGACGTTATCGTTCTTCAAGACTTTACTAATAATGAAACCATCCGTGGCGTCATTGAAAGTCTTACCTTCATTCGCATGACTCCACCAGAGCGTCGCTTCAAAGGCTTCGGTGGAATGATTATCTGCCAGTTCCGTACCGTATAACAGTTAGGGAAAACCGCAATGTCCTCTGATACAGCAACCATCGTCTACTCCTACTTCTTTGTAGCAGCCGCCTTGCTTGCCGGCCTTAGCCTTGTAGCTAAGCACACCATCACCAAGCATACCGAAGAGCTAAAAGACAAGCTCAACCGTATTGAGTATGCCTTGTACAACGATGGCAAGACTGGCCTTATCAACAAGGTTGATGAGCTTATTGAGAACCAGCAGATTATCAAGATTGACGTTGAAGTAATGAAAGCGAAGTACGACTTATGAGCCAAGCAGCAGACTTTGTAGCCAAGGCCCGCACCCAAGAGGGTATCATCGAAGGGCCAAAGAACAACGAGACTATCTACGGCAAGTTTACCGGACACGATTTACAGGCATGGTGCGGTTCCTTTGTCATGTGGACGGCAGCCCAGATAGGCTTCAAAGGTATGCCTAATTGCGTCTATACGCCCGCTGGAGCCGAGGGATTTAAGGGGCAAGGCAGATGGTCTAACCCTGCCACAGCCAAGCCTCAGCCTGGCGATATAGCTTTTTTTAGCTTTGATGGCAAGGGCATTGAGCATGTGGGTATCGTTGTCAAGGACAATGGCGATGGCACAGTAACCACCATTGAGGGCAACACCAGCCCTGATGCCAAACCCACCGGTAGCCAAGCTAATGGTGGCGAAGTTTGCTTGAAAACTCGTGCCTATCAGTCCACCAACAAGCGGCACTTGCCTGTCTTTATGGTAGGATTAGGAAGTCCGAAGTGGACATCCTAAGGAGAAACACATATGGCAAGCAACAAATATCTCGTTAACATCCCGCCAAAGGTCTGGACCGTTCTCGGCTTTTGGTTCCACGTAGCAGCTGGTGGTGTACTTACTGAGTACATCGTTCACCACACTACATCATTTAAGGCTCTCGGCGGAGCAGCTCTCGCTGCACTAGCCCCTGTCCTGTATCGCTACTTCAACCCAGCCGATACTTTCCCAGTACCAAGCAAGTCTCTTGCTGCTGCTGATGAGGCTGTAAAGAACAGCTAACAAGACATCGCGCTTGAACCGTCCCTGTGTAATCCGCAAGGATAGGCCAAACGGCTAGCGTGTGAAAGACGTAACCCCCGCTTAATCGCGGGGGTTATTTTTTTATGCCGTTTTCTAGTTAGAGGCTATCAGCCTAGCCGCCTCAACTGGGCGCCCAAGAGGCGCCGGGGTTAACTACATTCGCTTCGCTCATATTGTACACATACCCAGTTGCTGATTGTCAAATCGAACCCAGCTGCGAATTCGTCGGCGTGTTGCGTTTGACACGCCACGCTTACCCATATGCTACATTTCAGCCATGTCAGATATACAAGTAGCACACCGTTCGTTCAGCTCGCTCACCTCATGGATTCGCTGTGGCAAAGCATGGCAACTAGAGCGTGACTTACAAGCACCGTCCGAGCCAGCATGGTGGTTCGTCGGTGGGTCTGCGTTTCACGCAGCAGCAGAGAAGTTTCTGCTCCATCAGTTTGAAAACTCCAAGACACCTCTCACAGATAAGCCACCATTCTAATGACAAAAGAATTTACCTTTTACAATCGCGTATGCCTCACCACCGGCTACAGCAAGCACACAGTACGCCTAGGATTTAGCATCGGCAAGTATGGTATCGACGCCGACTTCTTCTTCTTTTGGTTCTCGCTGGAGTGGTGATGGATGACATCGCTAACATTAAACCAACCACAGGTACGGAAGCCGACTATCGCGCTCTCGGCCCAATTCGAGTATGCCCATGCGGGTCAGACCTTTGGAGCGTCAAGTGTAAGTTTGACGATGACGGAGAAATCGGTATCTATTTCTTGGACATCAACTGTGCGCTATGTGGTAGCCTCGCCATCGCAGTCACGCCACCGCTAGGAGAATCACATGGGTAAAAAGCGCGCACAGATTATTAGCCAACAGGCATTCCAACAAGCCTTTGCTGAAACCGAAGTCGTCATGCGACTCGCCCTAGGAAAACAAATCCAGAAGCTTATTGACAATGAGCCTAACGAGATGGTTAAACTAGGACTTGAACATGCACGTAAAGTTGTAGCAGGAGAGGAAACGTATGACTTGGGATAAGGTTTGGGAAGAATCCTTCCTTGAACAAATTGCAGAAGTCGAAGCTAAGTCCAGCACCAATCCTACTGATTGGCGTGTGGGTGGACGCTCATCCAAAGCCAACCCTGATAAAGAGAACAAGGTGTGGTGGGATGAGAACGGCAAGCAGATGTTCTTCAACTTCATCAACGCTTGGCAGGAGTCAGGCTTTGAGTTATGGGTATCACCGGAAGGTGTGCCTGGAGTTGAAATCGGATTCAACAACTTCTTCGGTAGCGTCAACGTCAAAGCATTTGCCGACGCTGTTGTAGTGGCAGGCACTGAGATTGCTGTGGTAGACTTCAAGACCGGCAGTTACATGCCGGACTCATCGCTACAACTGGGAGTCTATGCCTCCATGATGGAGATGCAATTTGGTGTACGCCCAACCAAGGGTTACTATTACTCAGCTCGCAAGGCTCAGTTCGAAGAAGCCTCTGGCTTAGACCGTTGGACAATTCCTGTACTTACAGAGTTGTTCGAGCAGTTCGAGCGTGGCATTCAGAACAAAATTTTTCTACCTAACATCGGTATGTCATGTAGCACATGCGGAGTGAAGGACTATTGTTACGCCGTCGGCGGAGAGCTGGCACAGATTTACGACCCACTAGCAGAAATCAAATAAGGAGAAACACATGGCAGCACAAGCAAATACCAAGTTCCAAGTCAACTTCAAGTTGGCAGATGGAACACTCGTCAACGTCTATGCAGATGACTCAGCTGAGTTGGAAGCAGGACTTGCAACCATCCAAGACTCAGCAGCTCTCATCGGCGCTGTCTCTGGCTCATTGGCTAACGCCAGTGGCATCCGCAATGTGGTTGCTGGATTTAATGCAACACCAGTAGCACAAGCACCATCCGCTCCGTCAGCGGTTATTGAAGAAGGCCATTGCAAGCACGGCAAGCTCACCTATCGTGAGTCAAAGCCAGGCGATGCAAAGACATGGAAGGGTTGGTTCTGCCCATCACCAAAGGGCACTCCTGACCAGTGCGCTCCTAAGTTCCTTCGTTAGTATCTGATGCTGTCACTATCACAAGCGACAGCGAAAAGCACTAACGAATATCAGCTACTGCCAGACCTGTTTCCTTCGCTAGCTAGTGAGGGAATCAGGTTTCGCAGGGGACAATTAACAATGATTGCCGGTCAACCAAACGCTGGCAAATCTTTAATCGCTCTCTGGATGGCAGTGCAGATGAAGGTGCCTACGCTGTACATATCCGCAGATACCGATGCTTACACAACAGCTATCCGTGCAGCTGCTATGGTTACCGGACACCAAGTGTCTTCTGTTGAGGAAGCATTTGCTACCGGTGAAGGTAGAGAATTTTACGCGTCTGAGCTAGCAAGCATTACGCATTTGCAGTTTGACTTTGCTCCATCACCCACACTTGATGAGGTTGACCTAGCCATCCGTGCATACGGTGAGGCGTATGGTGAATACCCACACATGATTATTGTGGACAACGCAATGAACGTTGTCTCCATGCATAACGATGAATGGTCCGGCCTTCGTGAGATAGCCAAAGCCATGCACCACATCGCCCGTGAGACAGACGCAGCTGTGCTGCTACTGCATCACACCTCAGAGAATGAAGGCAAGCCGGATGTCCCACCTAGCCGCAAGGCTATCCAGGGCAAGATTAGCCAGCTGCCTGAGATGATTCTTACCGTTGCTCTTGTGTCACACACCGGTGAGTTTAGAGTGGCGGCAGTGAAGAACCGCTTTGCTAAACACTCAGCCACTGGAGATAACTTCGTTACCTTACAGGCTGACCCAAGCCGCATGAGTATCTATTCAGACCGCACCGCCCAGTACGTGGCAGATAGTTGGAGGGCAATGCAATGACTTTCAAAGAAGGGCTAGACTATTTCAACGGGCAGGTTGGTACGCTCAATATGTATGACACCACCAACACTGACGAGGAAAAATTTTTTGCAAAAAAATATTTGGTTAAGCGCGGAGCGCATGACATCTGTGAGATACTAGGACTATGAAGCAGTCAGATGCCATTAGGTTTGAAATCCTGCACATGTGCAAATGCGATGACTGCCTTAACGCAAAGCTCGATAAGTTCAAGGAAGCTGTGGAGAAGGAGCTGAAGTGAGCGATACGTTTTATTACATCTATTCAAAAGACGAATGCGGCGTATGGTTCTGTCAACCAGTAAGGAAGTCCGATGAGTACATACGGTAAGCGCAAAGGCTCTGCTTTTGAGACAGGCATTCTCAAATTCCTGCGTAGCAAAGGCTTAGCATCCGAAAGGTTACGCCTCGCAGGCAAGGACGACGAAGGTGACATCGTATGTATCGTTGCTGGTGGGCCGTATATCTTTGAGCTAAAGGCAACAGCCAAGATGGACCTGCCGCAGTTCTGGCGTGAGGCTACCAATGCGGCATGTAACTATGCCAAAGCGCGTAACTTAGATGTTACGCCAGCAGCCGATGTAATCGT